TTACTATCTACCGCAAGGAAGTTGATTGCTCCGGCTCCCTTGAATCCTCCGGCTTCCTGTCCACTTGTAGTACCGTTGTTCAGGGTAATGGTTTTAAAGAAACGGGAAGAAGGCACTTCGATAATGCCAGCCCATCCGTCAAGTGCCGCACGGCTTGCAGTGGTATCGAGCCCGTCAATTAAATCCTTAAGAGGGGACTTAATGAACAGGTAAACTGTATCCAAGCTTGCTTCTGCGTCCTTAATAGCACTCTTTGCCGCCATAACCGCATCAATCGCCGCCTTGCCATTCGCTAGTGCTCCGGCAGCAGAACCGATTCCTGCCTTTGAAGCGTAAGCACCTAAGCGGTATGCGTCTAGTTCCGGAACAACCTTGGTACGAACGAACTCTGCGGATAAAGCAGAGAATACAGGTGTAGCCTCCATCTCATCCAGAGCATCTACGGTGAACATTCTTCCGCGGTCATATCCGATTTTCTTAGTCTCATACTCGAAAGTCACGGAGCCGTTTACATATCCGCTGTTTCTTCCATAGTTCGCAAGTCCATCCATAGACATCTTAGGAATGAGCAGCTCGTTTGCGTTTGCCCCCTCTTTTACCAGAGTGTTGTCTCCGTCGAGGACACTTGTTAAAGACGCAAGCTTATAAACCTCGTCCAGCGCCTCGGAATAGAACTTTCTTAACTGAATTACATTTGCCATTGTTTTTTCCTCCGTTAATTAGGTTGATTTTTCTCTGTCGGGAGTCCCATGAGCGCTCTCATAGTGGAGAAATCCGCGGAATTACCGCTTTCGCTACCTCCGGTTCTCCCAACCGCATTTTTGTGTGGCTCTTCTGAGCCGAACATATAGGAATCAGACTTCCGAATAGCTTCAAGGGCTGTCTTAATGTCAGCACTCTGGTCTTTGGATGCCTTGAGGGAATCAATATCGAGCATTGCCATGATGGCCTTCGCATTTTTACCGCCCGCAGCAGTAATCGCTCCGGACAGAGTATCATTGAATGCGCGCTCTGCTTCTTTGGCCGTGTACTCATCATCCTTTTTCTTTAGGTCGCTCTGCAAATCTGTGATTTGCTTCTTAAGCGCTTCAACATCCACGCCGTCAAACTTCCCAAGGCTCTCTTTTGCGGTATCGAGCTGTGACTTGTAATTATCCCTCTCTCCTTCCGCCTTTGTCGTTTTGGCTTTCTCCGCAGCAATGTCCTTGCCGTTCTCAGCCATAATCTTGTCAATCTGTTCCTGTTCGAGCCCAAGCTCTTTCAAAAATTCGGTTTTCATAGTGTCTCCTTTCACACATAGGTTGTTTTAGGGCTTTAACCAGCGCCCTGTGAATAGTCCGCCTTTAAGGTCTCGGATTCCAGACCAATAAAAAGACACCCTCCCAAATGGGAAGGTGCCGATTTAACATGTTATTTACTTATTCAGTACGTTATCTTCATAAATCCTATCACGCACTTTCTGCATTTTGCGTCCTTCATCTGAATAGTCGTAGTAATCAGGTGGGGCAAAACCATTTGTCATGAGCCAATCGTCTATTGACAAAAGAACCGCCCTGACTGATCCTGAATCTAACGGAACCATCGGAATTTTCTCGAGCAAATAAGCTCTATCATCCATATTTACTGTAACCATTTTCATCTCCTATATTGGGTTTACTTGAATTATTTTTTGCTCACTGATACTTACTGCCACAGAACAGCTTTCACCGATATATTGTCTTCGATAATCATCTCTAATGACGTAATCCTTTTCAACCGTTCCATTTTTTAAAGCGTCGCACACATCACCAACTTTTACTCCCATCCTCATACCTTCATGCAGGGTTGAAGTTTGACCTATTACACGGTTGATAAAGTGAGTTGTGTAACTCTCAATAGGTATGTCATCAAATGTCTTTAATCCTATAACTTTATCTTCAACCTCTTGAGCCATGTTCTTATAAACTGTAAAACCTGTCAGAACGTGAATATCGCCTTTCTCTACAGCGTAATTATATCCTTTAAGCAAGATATATTCTCGTGTTCTATTATACCTCGCTTCGCTATACTTATCTACTGTGTTTAAGGTTGTTTCAGTCGCCCCTATATCCTTTAGCCATTGGCGGTGCTTCTTTTCTTTCTCCCAAAGCCATTTCTGATATTCTTTCTGGCTGGGTGCCACGCGTCCTCGGAGATCGTAATATATTCGCTCTTTCTGTTCCGGCAAATCGAAGGTTTTGCAAAATGCCTTGTACTCATCAAGCTGTGCCTGATATTTGCACCGCTCGATAGTAATATCCTCGGAATCTGCGCCTCCCTCTTCTAAGAGTTGAACCTCTTCCCTCTGTGCGCGCATATTCGTCTCCATACGGCGCTGTTTCTGCGTGGCTTCATAGGCGTTGTACTCTTTACCACGGAAGGCTTTCTTTCGTGCCTCGCGCGCGTTTTGCTCCTCAAGCCACTTATCCGTATATGTTCGCTCGGAGCCCTCAAAGAATGGATAATACTCGTGTCGGCAATTCCAACCGAGCAATCCTCCTCCGCTTCCAAGGCCACAGATACTCTCAAGTTGCTTCTTGGTGTAAACCTTCCCTTGCCATGCAGCGTGGTCTGGTCTCGCTCCGGCATGCCAAGATACCTCAAATTTCTCAACCCCTAGGCTTTCGGCATTCATATCCATAATTTTACCGGATAACTGGGAGGCTCCAGTTAATACCGCTCTGCGCGCTGCAACATCTACTCTGTTGTGCCAGCCGGAGGCGTAGTCTACAGTTCTAAGCCCGCTATCTGTGAGCTCCTTACAGACCCTGCGAATCAAGGTGTTGTAGTCGTAGGCTCCTGATGTAAGTCCAATTATTGCCTGATCAAGGTATCCGTTGTACATCTCAGAAAGAGAAGTATATACAGGTTTTCCTTTTCCAATCATGAATCCCATAGATCTAGTTATACCTGAAAGTTCTTCATTTGCCTGCGCTGTTATTGCTTTTACTATCTGTTGAAGCTGATAGTTTTCCTTGTAGGGTATAAAGTTTCCCGTGATTCTTTCATACTGTGGCTTATAGATTGTGTACTCATTGGCTATCACCTCCTCATACAGCCTCTCTACCTCCTTGGTGTTGTACCCAACAGCCGAGGCAATTATCTTCTCTATGTCGCTAGTGCTTTTCCCGAGCATAAGCATACGGTTTAACTGCCAGTCTGCCATGCTGGTTATCTTACCGGCTTTTTGTATACGACGAACTATATCCGCCATAACATCCTGCTCGAGTTTCCGATATTTTGCCTCTAATCCTACCGCAAGAGAGGAGCTATAGCTTTCTCTCACGGCATTATAGTGGACGGCTGCTCAGGCAGATTGGCAGCAGCAGTTTCTTCGTCCTCTTGGTACCACTTCGCCCTATACTCAGCAAGTCCCATAACGCCCATAGCAACATCCTTGCGATCCTGTTCGCGTTCGCTCTCTTCGTCGGTAAGAATGCTGTCATTGAATGCACAGGAGAATTCATACTTTGTCGTATAGAGCTCGCTGTAGAAAGCAAGGGCGTCCACAAAGTCGGAAAGGCAGTCTCGGAGATTCTCTTGAATTGCATTCACTCGGTTATACTTCCGCTGCTTGGATGCTCTAATTTCCGTTGCTGTCTTATCTACCTCTGAGGCATCAGACAAATCCCCATAAGCAAGGCCTACAATAAACTCAATATTTCGGTAAGTCTTTTCAAGTCCCCTGATATAGGCTTCGTCTCTCATAGCCGGAGAGTATTCTTTGTAGAGCTCTCCTTGGTTTTGCTCAAGATTCAGTCCCCGGTATAGCCTCTGCTTTCCTTCCGGAAGCTTTACTCTTCCATCCTTGTGGCGAAGTGCTCTCTCATCCACATGGACAGCCCTTTCTCCGGAGCTGTACTCCCAATCAAGACGGCCGTACTGGATATCCGCCTTTCTAATTGCCGATACTGCAGCCGAATAGATGGAAACACCACACGGAGAGCCGTCTACTCTGTTCTTAAGCGGTACACGGAAGTATCCGTAATCGTTCTTTGACATCCCCGGAAAGACAACGGGTCCAGGCTCAATGTTTGCCCACTCGTCTATATCGGTAAGGTTCCCCGGAGATCCTATCATGCTTTCCGAACTGGAACGATAGCACCGATTCTCAATAACAAGATTGTGGTTATTGTCAAAATAGTGTCGTTCTACTCTCGTGAACCAGCTGTTCTCTCCTACCTTCTTACGAGTAAAGAACATAACGTCCGAAGGCTTGCCCTCATCATCAAA